GTTTGTGAAATCAAACTCAATTCCTGCCCTTCCCCAGAATCTTACCTGCATAATGGCAGTTAACAGATCTTCCCATGCCGGAGAGTCCATCAGCGTACTGATCTCTTCAACCTCGGATCCATCAATATCCTGAAAGGTTAGTTCGGAATTGGTTACAGCACTGATGCGCTTATCAACGGCATCACTAAGTACACCATCGATTAATAAATCTTCCTCCAGGTCGAAGAGCTTTTTAACCCTTCCCATATCTGCGGACTGGAGACCATTGCGCCAATCGCCCACACTGCTTTTCTGGCGGGTCTGCGGACGGATAACAATTTGGTTAAGTACAAGCTTTTGATTGGAAGCAGGGGCATCAGGGCGGGCACGCAGGCCCGCCCGTACAGCGGATTTCTTTTTTTTTGTTGCCATGATAAAAAATTAAAAATGCGATTCGCGTTTCTCGTTACTGCCAAAAGTTATTCCCTGGGCTGGAGTTGTACCGTCAGCAGCAGTAATCACCGGCAGATCGGGTGATACGTTTCCTTTTTGCACGGCTTTTAGCCATTCAATTGCCCGATCGTAACGATCCTGCCGCAGTTTCATATCACTGCCGGCATTGCATAAATTCAATAAATGCCAGGATGCAATATCTTTCACAAATGTGAGTAACAGTGCATTTCTGGCTTCAGCCAAGGCTCCGAATATAGCATCGCGGTCGAAGGCGCTCAGGTAGCCCTTTGCCTCACTCACAGCAGCATCAACAGCAGCGGTAACAATTGTATCATCACCACGCGTAATCACGTCTACATTATCCGTGTAGAGGTGTGTCTTTATTTCTTCATTGGACAGGTACATGATGAATTATGAATTGGTGTCGTAAAAAGCGATTGTATCGAAATCTTTACCGGCCTTTAAACCGAACTTAAACAGTCCGGACTTTTTGCGATCGCGAATTTCATCGCGTGTCCATACCTGGTACCTGCTGCCGAAAAAGAATACCCGGAAGCGGTTGCCTGTTTTTTTGTGCAGCCGGTCAGCTTTGCGCTTTGCACGGTTAAGCGCTCCCGGACGCATCCGGAACCTGAGAACTAATGTTTGAAATCGGGTCATGATTAAAAGCTATTTAAAAACGTTTAGAATTGACTTTTTTTACTCCAACAGTATAACTGCCGGCGTCGAGCTGCGACGTCTTTTCATTAATGATCCAAACCCCTCCCTCAATACAGTCGGGTCCATCGGCGGGGGCGCTCAGTTTTGGATTGACCATCTTAAATTGATCTTCCAGTTTAACCATGTGAGGGTTTGATTTTTCGGCCTCATTTAAAATCAGGTTGCCCATTCGGTTCAATGGCTCCAGGTTCCCTTCAATTCTCGAAAACTTGTCAGGCTTACTCCTGGTATCTGGAGTGATTCCAATCATGGTTCCTTTTTCTTTGGCTGCTGCGACAAACAGGGGTATAAAAACCTGTTCGTAAAAAGGATTTTGAAGAGAGTTGTTCTCGATGAAATTATAAATCTGTGTTTTATCCCCAACGAAATCCTTCAGGTGATAATACCAGTTTACATACTCACTATTTACAACATGATCAAGAAATCCGGTGACAACATATGATTTGCCTTCACAGCGTCCGATAAGAAAAAGCGACTTATACGACCCTTTACCATTCGTTGAATTACTTGGCGCCGGGTCACCGTAGGCAATGAGAAATTTAAATCTATTCAGCGGAGGTATTCTACCCCAAACCATCTCTTTAAAAATCTCGCCTATAGAAACCGGATTGTTATAACACTCTTTTTGAACCGATAGAGATGATACTTGCGCCTGAACAGTGTCTATCTTCTCCTCCGTGTTTTTCTGCGGCCATACCGATTTCCCGCTTAAAAAGTCATTTTTCGGATCCGGCTTATTAATATTCACCATCCGCAGATTGATGACATCCCAATTACCAAGCGGTTTTGCTCTCTTGGCAAGTTCTACGGCCTTTGTGCCGGCACGCGTGATGCAGCAATCCTTCGCGATAATGTTACCACACCAGATTGTAAGCAGGGGTTCAGATATTGACCGGGTAAAATAAAGTGCCTGCTCAAACCAGTTCCATTTATTATTGATGATATCCGGGTTTCGGCAATCCTCGTCCGTATCGAAGTCATCCATTAGTAAAGTATCGGGACGGATCTGCTCGTTACGCGATCCACGGGGCGACTGGCCGGCGCCTAAACCGCGAAAGGCTGCACCACCGCGCGTGATAAATTCGTTCTCCTTCCAGGGAATACCTTGCTGATCGCCATAATAAAATTTGATCCGCTGGTTTGCTTCAAGGTTGGCACGGTATGGGTTAAGGAGTCTGACTGCATTATCCTTTGAATCGGAAACAAGTATGATGTTCTTTTTCTTCCCGGTAAGGACCAGGTAAAGAATAATCATCATTACGATTGTCGATTTTGACAACTCGCGTGACCAGGATAATACCTCATACCAATCATCATGCTCGATGATTCGTTTGATCGCCTTTTTATGAAAAGACGCGAACGGATATTTGGCATAATTGGGGAACATTTCGAGCATCCACAAAATGGGATCCCGTTCGAGCTGCTTACGCCTGGCCTCCCTTTCGGAATGGCTCAGCGATGTATCAACTGACGTTTGCCTGGCAATATTTTGTACAAATTCATCCCAGTCAATCAGCGCGTGCCTGTCGTCTATTTTTAGCCTTTTTGCCATTATCGTAAATTGTCTTTAACAAAGGCATCAAATAGTGGCGTCATATCCTGGGCTTTCACCAGATCGAACTTACGCAACCAGGTCAGGAATTTTTTAGCCACAGAAACAATATCGGCAATACCAACGTCCGATTCCATTTTATCGATAGCAGTGGCCAGTTTACTGATCGCATCGGCTTCTGAGGAGGACGCATACTTTTTATCATCACGTTCAGCGATGGCCTTATTCATTTCGGCCAGTTGCCGGTAGAGGTTTTTAAGCTGCTCCTCCTTGGTGATTGTAATCGAAACCCGGAGACCATCCCAGCTGTCAGCGTTTGCCCATTTACTGATTGTAACCTCCGAAACTTTTATTCTGGCTGCAATTTCCTTTTGGTTCAGCTGCTCATGAATGAACAGCAGTTTTGCGTGATCGCGCTTGTCCTGCATCTCTTTTTTCGTTGCCATACCTATTTCATTTTCAGCGAAGCTAATTATCTGATGTAACAGTTGATAAGATCACTGCAACTCTTGCAGTAATCAATGCAAACATTGCAGAATTACTTGGCTGTTAAGAAACGAGGTGTTTAATTCGCCTTTCGAGTTACATAAACAACTCAATTTTTTGGCAATGAAAAACATATTCAGGTAATGAAAAAATCATTTGTTCTACATGACGAAACGGTTAACACTTATGGCTTCCGGATGCTCACCTCCGGGGCTGATCTGACTGAGTTCAGAAAGAACCCGGTTATGCTGCTTATGCATGGTGATTGGTCATTACCGATTGGCCGATGGGAAAACATCCGGATTGAAGATGGTAAAATCCTTGCTGATCCTGTTTTTGACATGAAGGATCCCCAGGGCGCAGACGTAGCCGGAAAGGTGGAACGCGACTTTATCAGGATGGCATCTATCGGCGCCTGGCCACCCGAAGAGGTTTCGGATGATGCCCTGTTAAAACTTCCAGGACAAACGCTCCCTACTGTAACAAAATGGAAAGTGCGTGAAGCCTCTATTGTCACGATTGGTGGCAACCATAATGCCCTGGCGTTTTACGATGCTGAAGGCAATACGATCGATTTGACCGATGCCGGCACGGTGATAAAGCTGGTTGATACAAATAATTTTCAAAATATGCCATTTAAAAAAATGTTACAACTCGCGGATAATGCTACCCCTGAAGAGGTAACTGCCGCTCTGCGTACGATCATTTCGGATCGTGACCGCCTGAAAGCCGAAAATGTGACTCTCGCGGGTCGTGTTGACGAACTAAACTCTACAGCTAAGGCGAAACAAAAAGCCGAATCTGTTGAACTGATTGATGCTGCCGTTAAAGATGGTCGTCTGAATGCAACAGCCAAAGACGGCATGATTAAATTGTTCGATCTTGATTTCGCCTCGGCTAAAGTGACTTTGGAAAATATCCCTGCAAGGCAGAGTGTCACCGGAAGGATCGAGACCGGCACAGGAGGCAGTAATGCTACTGAACTTGCCGACCTTCAAAAGAAGGATTGGGATGCGCTCGACAAAGAGGGGAAATTGGTACTGTTGAAAGATAAGTACGTCGACCTCTATAAAGAGAAGTTCAAAGTCCGTTTTGGCTGCGAAGCACAAGTGTAATTATTAACCCTTTTTATTTTACTCTATTATGAGATCAAAAGTTTTTGTGGCGCTCTTTGCGCTCATGTTTAATGTATTTTTTGCCACAGCTGTTACGGCAGCCACCGGTTTAAATACATTCGCGGTTATGGGAACCGGATCCCTTCTCAGTCTTTTACCGCTTGTTCCTGCCGGATCGTTTGGCATGGCTGTCCAGAAAGAAATCTGGATGAACTCTATTGTTGAAGGCTTATTTGCCGATAACAGCTTTTTAAGCAAGGCGTTTAATGCCGATGAGTTTGTGAATGCCGGGAAAACCGTTCACATCCCCAACGCCGGAGCAGGCTCGAATGTTACCAAAAACCGTACTTCTTACCCTGCATCTGTTAGTGGTCGTACTGATAATGATCTGACATTTAACCTGGACGAATTCACAACCGATCCAATTAAGATCCCTCATGCCGATAAGGTAGAGCTTTCTTATAACAAGCGTGAATCTGTAATCAAACTGGATAAGGCTAAGCTTATTGAAAATGTATCAAACGATATGCTGTTCAATTGGTCGCCTGCTGCCGCATATACGATCAAAACCACAGGTGCAGCAGTTCTGGCACATACACCTTCAGCTACGGGTAATAGAAAGGCATTTACTCAAACTGATGTTGAAGAGGCAATGAGTAACTTTAATGATAAGGACATACCTCAGGAGGGTCGATATATATTGGTTGATGCCAGGATGTATAGTCAACTTCTTAAGAGCCTAAGCACAGCGGATGCATTGGCGTTTCATAATCTTGTTGACATTAAGAATGGAATACTTGGCAAGCTTTTAACGTTCAATATCATGATGCGTTCGAAGGCAGGTTTGTATACAGCTGCTGTAGCTCCTAAACTTTGGACTGGTGCCGCAGCAGCTACCGATAATGCCGCTGCAATCGCATGGCACGAGAACTCGGTTTGCCGCGCACTGGGTGAGACAGAAATGTTTGAAAGGCCTAATGATCCTCTTTACTATGCTGATATCTATTCCTTCCTGGTACGTGCCGGTGGCCGTCCAATGAGAAGTGGTGTAGAAGGATTACTGGCAATCGTTCAGGACGCTTCGGCATAGTCGATATAACTATTTAAGACAACCACCGAAGGGGCTTGAAACCGCCTTCGGGGTTGTTTAACTACTAAAAAGATACAACCATGTTAGCTTACGAGGATTTGATATTTGAAAACAAGGAGGCCTTTAAAGCCAAACTGCAACAGATTGCTGGGAAGCTCAATATTAATCCCTCCTGGCTCATGGTTGTGTTTTTCATTGAAACCGCTGCGCCCAGGTATGGCAAGATTGATTCAAAGATTCAGAATTCGATTGGCGCCACCGGCCTCATTCAGTTTATGCCTTCAACGGCGAGGGGACTTGGCACTACTACTGACGCTTTGAAGAACATGACCAATGTTGAGCAGCTTGATTGGGTTTACAAATACCTGGCATGTTACTCCGGGAGGATGCTAAACCTTGCTGATCTCTATTTTGCTGTTTTCTTCCCTGCTGCAATTGGCAAACATCCCGATTGGATCTTATCGGCACAGACGCTCAGCGCTCAGAAAATTGCGTGTGCGAATCCGCTGTATGACCTCAATCACGATCAGCAAATAACCGTGTGGGAAGTACAGCAGAAGCTGCGCCAATTTGTTCCTGAAGCTTTTAAATCTATCATGTAATGGACTGGATTCAACTCTTCCAATTATTACTTGGGGGCGCATTTGTCAGTGGAATTAGCACACTTGTGACAATGAAGGCAAGTCGCAAAAAGGCGGATGCAGATGCCAGAACAAGTGAGCTTGACAATGTTCAGGAGGCTGTAAAGATATGGCGTGAGACCGCAGAGGCATTTAAAGAACAATTTGAAACTGCAAAGGCGGATAATTGCGAGATTACAAAACAGATCGATGCATTAAGAAAAGACGTTGCAAAGTTGACAAACATCACGGCTCGTGTTTTAAAACTGCTCGATAAAATTACACCCGAAAATTTAGAATCAACAATCAATGAGATCCGAGATGAAATACATAATCGTACTGCTTAGTTTGTTTCTGTTTGCCGCCTGCCACACTACACAGCCGGTAATCAAGGAAGTTCCGCTTCAATATCGCGAGAAGATCGTTGAACGCCTGGTACCAGTTGCAGCTCCGGCTGATTCAGCCAATATTACGGCGCTCTTTGAATGTGACAGTCTGAACCAGGTAATTCTGAAATCACTTGATGAACAGAAAAGCCAGAACGTCAAAAGCCGTTTTTCGTACAACGCCGGATTGCTCAGGTATAATTTTGCGACCGCTCCGGCTATCAGCTTTGCGACAGTAAGAGACTCAATTATCTATCGAGAGGTGGCTGTAAAAGTGCCGGTAGAGGTAAAGATCAACGAGCTCACCTGGTGGCAGAAACTATGGATCACCATCGGCAAGATCGCCGCAGGCCTGGGCACTGTTGTCCTGGTTGTTTTCATTGTCAAATCTAAATTTAGCCTCAATGGACTCACAAGCCTTTTTCGCTAAATATCCTCACCTGAATGAGTGCTGGCAGTCTCCGGATCGCCAAGTTCACTTTAACGAGGTTGATGCTAAACTTCATGCCAGGATACGAAACCTATCCGGGGAAATCGAAAAAATTAAGAAATCTTCTAAAAAATTATAGTCATGGGTATTGAATACGGATTAAAATCGTTCAAGTTTAAGGCTACTGGAGGTTCAACCCTCGAAAGTCTTGGTAAAATTGCTGAAGGTACAGTTAAGTGGAATGGCGATAAAGCCACACTTAATAGTTTCTATGCAGCCCAAAACCCCGATTATCCTGCCCTTACAATCAAGGAAAAAGCAGGTATCAAAAAAGTAGCATTCTCCCTGATGGAGATTGATGCTGATATCCTGGTTAAGCTGTTTGGCGGCGAAGCCACAGGAGTTGCTCCGAATAAGAGTTATGCTGCTCCCAGGGTAGATGCAAATATTCATGGATCGTTTGAATTAATCACTGAAACAGGTCTGAAGATTACGGCACCAAAATCAATGCTCGATGCAACTTTCAATTGGGATTTGTCCCGTAAAGCAGTATCGAATATCGATGTTGAGCTTACGATCGAGCTTCCGGATCTTGAAACGGATATGCCTTACACGATCGCCCGCGAAGTATAATGGATCATTCAAAAGATTTTGAGGCGCAACGCGAAGCTGCCAATATTTTGTTAGACCTGGGCGTGAGCATTCCGATGACCGCGCCCAGGTTATTTAGATGGTTCGGTAAAAAACAGGTCAGGCTCACGATCCGCCGTCCCTGCTGGGGAACAATGGTCCGGATCAGCAGAGCCTGGCTATCGATGGGAATCACTGCCGAAGACATTAAATCAAACTCCCTCGAGGATGATATGAAGCTGATGCAGCAACATGGCAAAACAGTTGCACGCATTGTTGCTTACGGCTCGCTGCGCGGATGGTTCTCCGGATTTTTCGCGCCTGTCCTGGGATATATTCTACGCTGGAGAGCTCATCCGACAATATTAGTAGAGGCAGCCTATAAGCTGGTAACGCTAAGCCGGGTCGAGGATTTTACGAATACTATCAAATTGCTCGGAACGATGGACGTGACGAGGAAGATGAGTCCGGTGGTAAAGGGGAGTCAAAAGGCCACTATGTAGGCAGCCATAGCCCCTTTGGAATATTGCTTCAGGTTATCCAGGCAACGCATGGCTGGAGCATGACAAAAATTATGTGGCAGGTCAACTGGCAGACCATACAACTGATGCTGGCCGATCAGCCGCGATATGTGAAAATGAAGAAAAAAACAACCGAGGAGGAATTCCTTGAATATATAGGAGCTAACAATGTCAAACCTTGATCCGGTCAAAATTGAGATACTGCTAAGGCAAAATATCGCTAAGGAGTTGGAAGAATCGCGGAAGGCACTTGCCGATGTAGACTCGGGCGTAAAGAAAACAGCCGGATCTTTCAAGGAAGTGGAGACGGGACTTAAGCGATCGTCAGCAGCGATTAAGGACGCCATTGCAGGACAGCGCCAGTTGATCCGTGAAATTACCGGTGACATTAGAGCACTGAAGACTGCTGCTAAAAACGAGGCTCCCGGCGCGGGTTTGACTGAAATATTGGGAGACCTCAAAGGAGCCAGGCAGGCACTCGCTGAAGAGCAGGCCACCCTGATAGGACTCCAGCGCGAACAGCTTGAGATGAATGGTGAAGAAAAACAATCGAATGAGGGTTTAGTTGAGTCGCTGAAGAATTGGGCAATAGGGCTTGCGTCTGTTGGGACTGTTTTAACTGTTTTCAATTCTGTTGTGCAATCCACAAGAAGTACCGCCGATCAGTTTGAATTTGCAATGGCAGGTGCAAAGAGTGGGCTTGACTTCTTTTGGAAAACACTCGCAAGTGGTGACTGGAAAGACTTCTTTGAAAACATGGATCGGGCGATACGAACAGGTAGTAAGTATGCCGAAATGATGGATAAAATTAAGGAGGCAACCTGGTCTCTCGACATCACCGAAGCTGACAGTAACGCAAAGGCACTTGAACTTGAAGACAAACTCAGAAACAAACAATTATCAAAAGACGAGCGCATAGCGGCAGGCCAGGAGCGGATATCGCTTGAGGAAGATCTTGCAGTGAGGCGAACTAAAATAGCACAGGATGAATTTGACGCCGCGTTATTGATTGGTCAGGACAGAACTAAGCTTTCGAAAGATGTATTGATGAACGCCATTAAAGATATCGACAGCGAAGGGAAAGCGCGGGCTGAGCAATACAATAAAGATTTAAATCAATTAAAAGGGTTAGAATCAACACTGAATAGTCAGGTCGGTCAGAACCAAAGCATTGGTGCACAATACACGGCTGATAAGATTAAAAAGCTAACTCCATCATTGCAGGTGGATGATAAAGTAAAGGCCGATGCCGCTATCCTGCGTGGCGTTGGAAACATGACCGACGAAATGACCAGCCGGATTGTCGACAGCTATGTGAAACTGAAAGAGGCCCAGGATTCAGCAATGGAGAATACAACCAGGGTGAGATCTATGACACATACCCTACTGGCCGGTGAGGATAATGCCGATAAAAAATTGAAGGATGCTGAAGGCCTGGATAACCGAATCAAGGCAACTAAAGATCAAATGGATTTAGTGGCAGATGCTAATAGTGCCGAGTTTGCAGCATTATCGAAAAAACTGGTTATGCTCGAGGCTGAAAAGAAGCTTCGGCAATCGATGGTTGATATGCAGATGATGATTGCCAAAAATCAACCAATTGATTCAAAAGGAGCAACCTCTTCCACATCTGCTATATATGACATGGCGAAAGCAGGCGGGATTGATCTTGAAAAGCTTAAATTAAGAGACACTGATCTTGAGATTGATAAGATTAAAAAAGGGAATGAAGCCAGGATAAAACAGGCCGATAAATTAGGCAAGGCGGGTCAGGTTCAAAAAAAAGATGCACAGGAGCTTGCTGAGGTCTATTACGAGGTAGCCGATGCAGCAGGTTTATTGTCGCAGCAGATTGGTGATTCCAATTCGGGATTGGCAGACATGTTAACTGGGGTTTCAAAAATTGCCGGTCAGGTCGGAAATCTGTTAAAGGCCGGGGCGTTTGCGAAAAAAGGTGAGAAAGGAATGTCTACCGAAGATGGAATTAGCGCGGCAGTTTCCGGAACGATACAATTGATCGGAATTGTTGCAGGTGCAGCAGCTGAGCGCAAAAGGGTGATGGATGAATATTACGCCTCGATCATTTCACAGCAGCATCAATACAATTTACTGTTAAACGAGCAGCTTCTGATCAATTCAGATGTCAATGGATCAATTTTTCTGAAGGATTATGAGGGTTCGTTAAAGGATAGCACAGCTGCTTATAATGATGCACAATCGAAGTACAAGGAAGAATTAAAGAAGTTCTCAACAGCAGAGGCTATCACCGGAAAGAAGAATGTTGTCTCGGGTGGCAATGTACTTGGAGGCATTGGAGCAGGTGCAGCAGCTGGAGCTGGAATTGGTGCCATATTAGGAGGCGGCGTTTTGAGTATTCCGGCAGCAGCTGTCGGGGCTGTTATCGGCTCAGTGGTTGGAGCGCTTACCGGATTATTTGCGAAAAAGAAAAAGGATATTGTTGCGCCGCTTCTCGAGACTTACCCTGATTTGATCAAAGCGAATGGTGAGTTTAACGCTGACCTTGCAAAAACCCTGATCGCAAATAACAAAGTAACTGATGCAACAAAGGTTACACTTCAAAATTTAATTGACTGGAAAGATGCGGCTGCCAAAGCAACAGAGCAGTTAAAATCAGTTATCACAGACCTTACCGGATCCCTGGGCGATGATTTACGCAATGCCCTGGTAACAGCTTTCAAAGATGGTACCGACGCTTCAGTGACTTTTGGCGACTCTGTAAATAAAGTGCTTGAGAATATCCTGAGCAATATGATATTCAATAAGGTTTTTGCCGGCGCATTTGCTCAGCTTGAAAAAGGGATGACAGACAGCTATGCAACCGGGGGAGATGAAAATTGGCAGGATGACCTTAAGGTATTCTTTGATCAAAGAGGAGCGTTAACTGACCAGTTTAATAAGGCGCTGACGGATGCCAAGCAAGCCGGAGCAGCTGACGGATTTGATATTTTCGGAAAAGATACAGCGGCAGCATCGGCCACTGGCATGACTGGCGATATCCAGCGTTTGACTGAACAAACAGGATCGGCGCTTACCGGGAATATTTCAGCAATCCGGATCAATATAGCCAGGATCATAGAGAGCGGAACTACGAGCATGACGATGCTCCAGAAAAGCCTCGAGTATCAACTCCGGACTGCTGACAATACAGACGTAATGAGTAAGACGCTTGGAAGTATCGACAGCCGGCTCTCTCGCATTGAATTGGACGGACTAAAAGTAAAATAGCTATGACAGGAGAGGTAACAATTGACACAATCGATATCTGGACAACTTACGGTACATTCCTTCTCCAGGGGAGCTATGACGGTTTGATGCGGCCACCAAAGCGTAAGGCATCACTCAGTAATAATTGGCCCGAGCAGAATGGTCTCGAGATAGACCTGACCGTTCCAAAGTATGAATCCAAAGAGGCTGAACTGAGCTTTATTCTATCGGCTTCGAGCGAGACCGAATGGTGGACCAGGTACAATGCATTTTTCACATTATTGAAAAGCCCGGGCGAGCGATCTGTTTTTGTAAGAGAGCTCAATAAGACATTTTTGGTTTACTACATCGAGGTGACCAGTTATGAGCAGCTCACAACAATTAAGTTGGTGAGTAAGGTCGTGTCCAGGTTCACAGTCAAATTTGGGATTGCAAATCCTGCATTTTAAACAATGATTAAACATTAATTAAATGGATGAAAAACTATTAAGCCAGGCAAATCAGTTAGTCGCAAAAATCAAACGGTTAAAGGAATTAAAAAGTAAAGTAACCTGGTACAAGAACAACGAAACGACAAATAAGACTACGGTTGTTTGCTTTGGGACCACCAATACGGCTTCAATGTGCAAAGATTCTTATTTTGATGATTCAGTATTTCCAATAATGGAGATAATTGATGAGTACTCAGATCGATTAGATAAAAAAATTAATGAACTTGAAAAGGAGTTAGAGAGCTTGTAAAATGGATATACTTCGCGGAAATACGGTAATTGCAACAGTTCACCCAACGGATGACAGCGTATACAGCTGCAAACTGATGGGTGATAATATCGTGAAGCTTAATTTCAGGCTCGCGGTTGCCGTTTCCCTGGCTTTCGGTGATCATATCATTTGGGGTGGCCAGACATTTACACTCAATACCGAGCATACCGCGAAAGAGATTGCCACACGCGAGATTGAATACAATTGTGAATTTCAGGGTGTCGATTACGAATTACTCAAAGCCGGGTATAAGCTGTTTGATAATACGCCGGTGCCTCCACAGGGAGATTTCTCACTCACAGGCAATGCACTTACATTTATTCAGCTGCTCGTAGCCAACATGAACCGTAACGGATCGGGATGGACAGTTGGCGAGGTGATTGAATCAGATTTTAAAACACTTGATTTTTCAGGCGATAAATGCCTGGCAGCACTTCAGCGCCTGGCCACCGAGTTTGAGACTGAATTTTACATTGCCGGCAAAGTTGTAAACCTGCGGAAGAAACCATTCGCCGGCAGTATAATTAATTTGTCGTATGGAATGGGTGACAGTTTAAAGTGGCTCCAGCGCATCAACCGCGATGAGGATCCTATAATCACCTGTTTGTTTGCTTACGGTTCTGACAAGAATTTACCGATCGGGTACCGCGATGGCGCCACACGGCTCATGCTCCCAGGGGAAGGATACTTATTGGAAAATGTTACCCTGTATGGAGTCCGGGAAGGTGACAAGATTTTTGAGAACATCTATCCGCGATTACTGGCCGGAGGTTCCACCGATCCGGGGAAGGTGACAGCTGTTAACGGTAATCTGAAATTTGCCGATACAAACCTTGATTTTGATGTTCACGAATACCTGGGCGTCAATACGGCGAAGGTTGTTTTTAACTCCGGAGAGCTTGCCGGTTATGAATTTGAAATATCGGCGTTCGACAATGCCACACAAACTTATACGATCATCGCCCAGGAGTATGATGGCATGATGCTTCCAAACGATGTCTTTTTTCCGTCAGTCGGTGACAGGTATGTTTTGGTAGACATGCAAATGCCGGAGGCTTATGTTGTCCGGGCAGAGCTTGAGCTTGCTACGGCTGCTCTGGCATACATTGACGAATACTCCAGGGCACGTGATGCATTCAAAGGAGGATGCGACACGCTTCATTTCAAAAATAACAACATCGCGCTCTCGATCGCCCAGGTTGTAAGAATACAATCGACCTCGCTCAATGTCGATCGCGAGATCCGGATTATTGGCTACACTCAGAATATCAACGAGCCTTACCAATACGATGTCGAATTCGGAGAGAAACCCGTTGCCGGCAAGATTGAAAAGCTGACCAATACAGTCAACAATAACGCCAATGCCATCAGCTCCACGCAAAAACTAAACTGGACAACCACGCTTCAGCTCATGGAATTGATCAAAGGAGCCAAGACAGCCACCGATTTTAGTGAGCTCACCGGTTTACCCTCGAGTAATTCTGCGTTGAAAGAATACCTTGATCGTATTGGGGACAGCGCTTTTGTGGATACTGAAACAAAACTGATATCGGGCGCCATCATCTGGAAGAGCGGGCTTACCTATACTTCAACCGATATCGTTTATAAAATATTGGGCGTGTCTTATACTGCCCAGGCAAAAGAAATCACGCTCACTCCTTCGGATCCCAATTTGTCACGCATCGATACATTTTATGTGGACGTGTTCGGAAACCTTCAGGCAGCCACAGGAACTCCCGCCATCAATGCATTAAACCCCGTTTTAAATGCAACTCAGCTCGAGGTATCAAATGTGTTTTTATTACCAGGCGCCACTGAGCCAAGTAATGTCGATATCGTAAAGGTTTACGATGAAAATACAGGATGGGGTACGTCGGAAACGCATGATCCTTTTGTTTCGGTTGACTTCAATAATTCATTGTTGCCCAAAAGCGGCAGTAAGCGGATCAAAGTTAATGTGGCAATTCCGGATACTGAAATAAGCTCGCCTCTGCATTACATCGGAGAGAAGTACCAGGGCGGACGAATCTTTTATATTGATGCTTCAGGTAAAAAAGGGTTGATAGCAGCTGAAGCCGATACTGCACTGGATGTGTTTTGGTCAAGTCTCTCAGGATATTCAGCTTACACAACAGGTGCAACAGGACAGGTTGTTGGAACCGGGCAGGCTAATACAGCGCTTATGCTTGCAAATAATGCCGCCAAAAATCTGGCTGTTAAGTTCTGCAATGATTTTGCTATTGAGGGCTACATTGACTGGTTTATGCCTTCGATCAAAGAGTTGCTTGCAATGTATTTCAGACGCCAGGAGATTGGAAACTTTGCAAATAAAACTTACTGGTCCTCCAGTGAAAACGCATGGAATTCGGCGTGGTGTATTGCTTTCGGCAATGGTGTAGAATATTCGCGTGTCAAGAATAATAATTACTGTGTCAGGGCTATTCGCGCGTTTGATGATACTACGTTGCCGGCAGGTACCGCAATTAAATCCTTTGTCCCGGTAACTACAAAATTAACATTTACATCCCCTGAGCCGGTGAATTCACTGGACGGGATCTTATCACTTAATATTAAAAGCTCAATCCCTTGGTTGGCCAACTCAATCTTGCTCATTGAATCATTCCTGGCTGGAAATAAAACGGGAAGCGTAGCGATATCACCGGCAACGAATCTATTTGGTTACAAGCCTGACAGCGATGTATGGCAACTCATAGCGATTCAGATGTACAACTTTGCATCCGGTCAGCCAACACTCGACACTTTTAAAATATCGATCGTAGGAAGCTGGCCGAATAACATTGATCTGGGGTTGGATGATATCAGGTACCAATACAGCGCGACTGAAGCGCCTATTGATGTACTTACGAATCCGGGGACGTTTGGAAGCGCGACAAAACATGTAGTGCTTACGGTGAATTCGCAGGGTAAGATTACAGAAGTGGAGGAAGTGACTCAGGAAGGAATTGTTATTGCGGCAAACCTTGACCTGAATAGCCATAAAGTTATCAATGTAGCGGAAGGCACCGAAAATACCGATGCCGTAAATAAGGGTCAGGTTGATGCACTGGTTTCAAATGCCACCAGCGGTATTGGGAATTCTATTCACGTGCCTGTTGCCGATTTGCCAGGAGCGAAAGCTGTAGCCTCGGCTCAGCGGCTTGATATGATGTTAATGCTCGTTGAGTCGATGGGTTTGTATCGTTTCGATAGTGATATTGTGGCAGTCAGTAACGATACCACGGTAATCCTTCCGGACGATATTCTAACCGATGCTGCACCAGGGAGGTGGATAAAAATAAGCGCGGCAATAACTGACCATAACCTATTGAGCGGCATCCTTGGTAATGGGGGCTATCATTTATCACTTACCGAACGCGAGAAGTTAATTGGTATTAAAGGACTTTCCGACTTAACCTCTGCCGATGGCAGCGTAATTATAGCAGGAAATGACCTGTCGGTAAAATTAATCGACCCGGTTAAAAATATCACTCGTTCAATTTCATTTAACGATACGGCAGCGACAGTATTCAGGGATTTTTACCTCTCTGAATTCAAAATTGCAGCGATCGACCTTCGGGGGATTTCCCTGGTTGAAAATTCGACTACCGGCGCCACGTTTGTCCCGGTTGTTTTACCGCTCATTATTCCCGCCAATTCGGATATTTATTGGAGGGTAACGTTTGCTTCAGGTGCATCCTCCGGATTTTTAAACATAATCGGATCAGACATCAATATAAACCTCACGGCGGCAGTTATGCGTTGTATTTCGTTCAATGATCTTACTTCACCGGTTTGCCGGGATTATTATAAACGAGCATGCACCCTTTCATTGATGGATAAACGGTCTGTCACAACGGTAGAGTATTCACTGGATGGGATAACCTTCTTACCCGCGGCTTTACCGATGGCCATTGCAGCCAATTCAGACATTTATTGGCGTGTAACTTTTGCCGGTGGAGCAACCTCGGGGTTTTTAAACATTACAGGAATTTTAAATTAGTACAATATGATAGCAATTATTGGTGTTGGAGAATACGATGAAAGCAAACCCTTTCCCGATCAGCCTGATGAAGCGGTGAAAGAGTATTTGAACAAGAAGATTAACACATTCAATGACCTCACCGCTGTGACCAGAGATGAGTTTAACCGGCCACTAACCTTCAGATATGAAGGCGAAGGGATCAAGATTGATTCTGAACGGACTTACAAGAATGACTCGGTGAATTATTTTATTGAAAATCAGACTTACCAACTAAATAAAATTTAAAGATGGCAATATTTAACTGGCAAAAGAATCCCTACTTTACACCTCAGGCGTACGTTTCTATATTTGGAAGTGATTCAAATGACGGGAGTTCAAATGCGCCGTTTAGAACCCTTCAAAAAGCGAAGGATTCAGGGAGGATAAGTATTCAGGTGTCCAGCGGAGTTTATCGAGAAGCCCCAGTTTTTTTTAACGTACTAATTTTTGGAGAAGGCTCTATTATTGACTTGATGTTTTTAAATACTAATTTGTGCAGCGGGATTGGTTATTTAGCTCATGGAATAAAGTTGATAAATGCAGTAGATACTGCAACGTCTTCTTTTTCATATTCGTTTTTAAAAAATATTATAAATGGAAACTATTATTTTTCCAAAAACACAGTAATTAGAAACAACATTTATAAAAATGTTGCCCTTAACTCTACATTTCCAATTTATAATGGAACATCGGTAACAGGTCAGCGAAATTCGACATTTGATACTTGCTTTATTCGTCTTGCAATCGCATCTGATTTTTTTTCAGGATTTATTTTTTGCATATTTTCTGGTTGTAAAATCGAATTACCTTTAGCTTTTACTTTGTCAACATCAAACGATTACAATTTATTTTATAATTGTACTTTTAAAATGGGGACGGATACGGTATTTAAAAGTCAGTCAGATTTGGAGGCTTTATATGGAGTTGTCGGAATAGATGCCATTCGAGCATACTATAATGCAAAATTCGGGACTTATAATGTTTTCCAATCCTGCAAGGTGGCAAACCCTCAATTTAATAATTCCTCATTGGATGATTATACATTAAATCCTTATAGTCCCGCCAGAAATATGGCTTATGATGGAACATTTATTGGTGCGAAAGATGTTGGTTATCCTACTTATGCCTATGCTAATGATCAGGATCATCCCAATGCATTTTACAACGCAAGCAAATCGGTAAATATTGTGATTGCAAACAATTCAATCACACTATTAAGAAATGTAGATGGCAGCGCAGTTGGAGGTGGAAATATAACCGAGAAGTCGAAAGATTTGGGTAAAATTCAGGAGGTGAAATCAAATCAGCTGAGCTTCGCTTATGCTGACAGAAATAGAGAGATGCCCAATGCTTCGCCCGCGATTGATCTTACGGCGCCTATTGCAGCGGGCACTGCACTGGTATCGGGGAATGTCTACATTAACGAAACTGATACTGTAACCTACAACGCTGTCTTATACCCAATCAGAAGCCGGATATGTGCGATTGATAACAATACATTCACCGGCAATGGCCTGCTTTATTTGATCAAAAATAACACACAAAACAACACCAATCTGATCAGGTTTAAGCAGAGTATTCCCGGCACAAAGATTTCAGCGGGAACCAACCTTACAGTAAATAGCTGGTACCGGGTGTATGACAACCTTATCACCTGGAATGGCCTAAATATCGCGATAGGTGATGTATTCCAGGCAGTGGCTGGCAAGGTTTCATTTGCCGGTAGCGGTAAGTGCGTTGAAGAATTTAACGATACAGATGCCTGGGGAGAGTATGTGATCAATGCTCCGATACTGGTCAGGCGCGTTGGAAACCTTTCGATGGGTGCGATCGATACCGGCACCGATGGTAAAATATTATCATGCGGTCATCCGGAGTATAATAACGCTGCGAATAAAGTCAGGGCGGAGTTCCCGATTTTCGCGAGGTACGTTCAGGTTAAACACTTTCTTTCAGCATCGGAGGCCAAATAATGGATATAGTAACCTCCATTGCGCCAGGTCAACGGTATGTTGTTATAAATAACAGTATTACCTATAATGCTGTTGTCTATGCTTCAGGCAGTGAGTTTATCGGAGTCTCCGGAGTAACGACTTATACCGGTACCGGATCGGCCTGTGAGATCATCGAGGTGTATGCTGCATCAATCGAGGCATACGTGTTGCAGGATCCGGTTTATCCCGAAAGGTTGTTAATCCAGGACAGCTCACTTGAAATCACACAGAATATTACCGATGTGATCTTTCCGGAGCGATTGACGTTGTATTCGTCAGGTATCGAATATGGTGACTACAAGAGGCCGGTGCAACCACAGATCGTGTATTGCAGAAATTAGAATAAAAGAAAGGGATACGGGCAGTAACCTTTTAATTATTTTATATGTTTTTAGCAAAGTTTTTAAGAAAGAAGCCGCCGTTGACGTACTATGGTGGCAAGCAACAATTGAGTAAAAGGATCGTTCCGTTAATCCCGCAACATTGTATTTACGACGAGCCCTTTTTTGGAGGTGGCGCGATATTTTTCGCGAAGGAGCCGTCGAGGGTTGAGTTTATCAATGATACCAACGGTGAGGTGATCAATTTCTACCAGGTATTAAAAAAGGATTTTAAAGCCCTTAAAAGTGAGATCGATTGCACCCTTCACAGCGAGTTTCAACACAAACAAGCTATTGAAATCTATCGTAATCCAGAGGGTAAAACACCGCTAAAGCGTGCATGGGCAGTGTGGGTATTGAGTCACCAGAGTATTTATGCAATATTGTGCAACAGCTGGAAATTGAGTAAACTTAGGAATGCGGCGCACAGCGTCACGAATAAAAAGGAGGAGTTCACTGAAGCATACAAGGCGAGACTGGAGAATACTTCAATCTTTTGCCGGGATGCACTGGACGTGATCGCGAAGACAGATACTCCGGAGACATTTCACTATGTGGATCCACCGTATTATAATTCAGATGGAGGCCATTATAAGGGCTACACGCGAGAAGATTTTGAAAAGCTACTAAAGCTATTGTCCGGGATAAAAGGTAAGTTCATGCTGTCGAGCTATCCATCTGATTTGATTGATCAGTATATCCACCAGAATGGTTGGCGAACTATTGAGATAGAGATGCAACGCAGCGCCGGCGGTGGCCGAAAAACCGAAGTAATCACGATTAACTATGAACCGCCACTCACTGAAGCGGAAATGGCACAGGCAGCCTGA